GCAACTTGCTCTATATTCAGAGAGCATGGGCGGAGCGAAGGTGAAGGTGATACCCCGAATTTTTTGAGAATAAAACAGGCGGATGCTATTTTGCATTCGCCTGTCATGCTGTGGAAAAGGTTGTGGATAATCACAGGGCAGAGGATTTGGTGAGGTAGCGGTTGACGAAATACTGCTGGCCCTTGCCCGTGACCTTTACGGTGGTGGAGACGATGTTGCGACCGTCGGGGCTGTTGATGGCCCGCTTCTTGATCTCGAATAGCTTCAGGTCCATGGCCCGCTGGGTGGGGATATTGTAGTATTCGCCGTAGGTGCCGAGATAACCTTCCTTGCGGAGGCGCTCAAACAAGCGGTTCTGGCCGATGTCAATGCCGTTTTGCCGGAGAATCTTTGCCAGTTCGCCGATGAGGATGCTTTGGCTGCTGGCGGCCACGCTGTCCGCAAACAGGACCTTGGGCGCGTCGGCTTCGACCTTGGCTTCGAGGGCGGTGTTGGAATGCTCCAGGGCCTTGATGCGCTCTTCGCGCAGTTTGATGGTGTTCTGGGCGACGAGCAGGGCGCGTGCCATGAGTTCGTCGTCGGACAAGGTTTCCTGCCCGGCGATATAGCCGCCGGTCTTGCGGATGGCGGGGATGACCTCATGGGTAATCCAGCGCTTGAAGAGTTTCGCTTCGGGCTTGCGGGAACCGAGAACCAGCGTATACAGGCCCGGTTCGTTGACGATGGTCATATTGGGGTTGCCTCTATTTCCGTCAGTTAAACTGACGGTATTCTTTTCGTCTGCGTCAAGCCTTTCAGTAGCCATACGCGGATTGGAGATTTCCAGTGCCTTGCACACGTCAGCGGCGACAAACCACGGTTCACCGTCGCGTTGGACGACGCGGACCTGGCCGAACATGTTGTTGGTGAAAACCTGCATATCGTTCATATTTATTTCCTCCTTCAAATCAAATTACGCCTGCTGGGATGTCGGTGTTGGCAATCTCCTCGATCTTGGAGATGATGTCTGCGATGACATCTGCCCGGACGCTGTTGCGGTCGAACTCGTTGAGTATGACGAGACAGTTGCGCTGGCAATCCGGGGCCATGGCGTCGAAGTATTCTTCCTGAAGCTCCTGCATGATGTAATTGGCATTGCGGGCCAGGCGGGCGATGTTGCAGAGCATATCCTGCATATCCGCGGCGGATTTGACGGGGGATGTGGCGGTGGTAGACATAAAGAAGTCCTCCTATCGTTCAAATTGATGGTTGACCGAAGGAGGCATACAGTGCTATAATTTGTATACCGTCCTTCGAGGCGGTGGGTAGCCGTTCGGGTGTGCCGCCAAGCATACGCCCCGTTCGGCTATTTTTCTTCGTCCAATTCGCGTTTTACCATTCTTACGCCTCTCATAACAATCTCTGTGCGATTGCTACCGGTACGCTCAACACATTCATCCAGTATTGACATCTCTTCTTGATTCAATCTCAGTTGCAGGCGCAAGTCTTTTTTCGTTTGACCTTGAATTGGACGCCCTGTTCTTGGGCTCATTATTTCACCTCACTTTCGTACTCCTATAATAAATTACGAGAGTACATAAGTCAACCCCTTCCGTCCACATTTAATACATTTGTGACATTTGAAAATGAAAATAGTTTTCAGAATCACTTGACATAGAGATAAAAACGTGATAGAATGATACTGAAAAAATAGAATACTTTGCAAAGATTTACGGGCGCAAGATGGATTTACGAATATCCGTCTTGCGCTTTTTCTGATTTTTGGGCGAAAGGAGGTCAGTTTGCGTGGCGAATTGTGATTGCGGGAATCAGATTGAATCGTATTGGGACAACATTCCCGAGGGGACTTGTCTGGTGCCGCCTGCGAGCCAGTTGTTTGGGCGCGTGGAGGTATTGACCGGCGTTGACGAGATCACGCGGGACAATCTACAGATGGTGTTGTCTGAGTGCATGGCGGTTCACTGGTTCAACGCGGCGCAGATTGACTACCTGTACCGGTACAACCGGGGAATGCAGCCGGTGTTGAACCGGAAGAAGGCGACGCGGCCTGAGATCAACAACAAGGTCGTGGAGAATCACGCCAGCGAAGTGAGCCAGTTCACGGCGGCGTACTTCATGGGGGAGCCTGTGGTGTACGTGCGGCGGGGCGAGGAAGACGGCCTTTCCGATGACGTGCGGGTGCTGAACGACTACATGATGTTCGAGGACAAGGCAACCCGCGACATGGAGATGGCAACCTGGATGGCCATTTGCGGCGTGGGCTACCGAATGTGTCTGCCGGACGAGGATGCCTTTGACGACCCGGACCTTGCGCCCTTTGAGATCGACACGCCCGATCCGCGGGCGACGTTTGTGGCCTATTCCACGGGCTTCGGCCACAAGCGGATGATGGGCTGCCGGATGGTATGGCGGCAGCGGGACGACGGCGCGTATAAGTGGCTGATCTGCGGGTATACGCGGACCCACTACTTCGAGGTGTGGGACGGCGCGGAGATCGTGAAGTGGGAGCCGCATACGCTGCGGGACATTCCGATCTTCGAGTACCGGCTGAACATGAACATGCTGGGGAGCTTTGAACCGGCGATTCCGGTGCTGAACGCCATCAACACAATTCAGAGCAACCGCGTGGACGGCCTGGAGCAGTTCGTACAGAGCTTTTTGAAGTTCGTGAACTGCGACATCGAGGAGGACACGGTGAAGCAGTTGCGCAAGATGGGCGCGATTGTTCTGAAATCCGTGAACGGGCTGAACAGCGACGTGGACATCGTGTCGCAGGAACTGAATCAGCAGCAGACGCAGACGCTGGTTGATTACCTGTACGACCAGGTGCTGTACATCTGCGGGTTGCCGACGACCACCAAGGGCGGCGGCAGCACATCGGACACGGGAGCCGCGGTTCTTTTGCGCGACGGCTGGCAGCAGTGCGAGGCGCGGGCGCAACAGACGGAGAAGCTGTACCGTAAAAGCGAGCGGGAGTTTTTGCGGCTGGTGCTGCGGATCATGGGCGATACGCGCCCTGACATCGACCTGAAGCTGTCCGGGATTGAGTGCAAGTTTACGAGGCGTCAGCACGACAACCTTCAGAGCAAGTGCCAGGCGCTGAGTTCTTTGCTCCAGGCGGGCATTCATCCGGAGATCGCCATTGCCACCAGCGGGCTGTTCAACGACCCGATGGACGTTTACAAGCAGAGCGAGGAATACCTGGAGAAGTGGAAGCCGGTGCCGATGAACGCCAATCCCGCACTGGGTACAGGCGGCGGAAATCCGGAGGACGTGCCGCCGGAGGAAGAGGACGCGGAGATCACCGAGGATGAGGAGAACGTGGCCGAGGGCGGCGAGAAGAGCGACGGCGGAAGGAATCTGCGCTGCGCACTGTGCGGAAAGCCGCTGCCGGAGGGCAGGAAGAAGTATTGCTCGGACGACTGTCTGAACATGGCCCGGTATTTGAACAACAACGGGGCGAACGTGAAGGCGTATCGGCCCACGGGTCGAAACGGGCTGCCGAACAATCTGCCGACCGCGCAGAGGAATGGTAACGCATGAGTGTGGACATCTTTCGCCACGCGGACCGGGCGCTGATGGTGATGCTGAACTTCATGTCTCGGGAGTTCCAGAATTTGAGCACCGAGATCGGGTTCGATGAAATGAACGTGATGGAGACCCGGCGGCGGGTGAACGCCATGTATGAACGGATGGACAAGGTGATCCGCCGTGAGTACCGGAGCGTGGCCCGGAAATCGTACATGGACGCCATCGCGGAAGCCGGGGTGGACGGCGGCGCGTTCGACGCGGAGAAGTTCGTTAGCGGGATGTTAAAGGCTTACGATCCGGTAAGCGACTTCATCTACGACAGGGAATGGATTCGCAAGCGGGACCGGCTGTTCGAGAGCATCATCGCCACAGAGCGCGGCAACCAGGAGATGCGTAAGAACCTGAAGCGCGGGCTGGACGTGCTGGCGAATCAGGTGCGGCAGTACGCGGACAATATCACTGCACAGGCGCGGGTGACGGCCTTTAAGCGGGCCGGGGCGGACGTGCTGGTGTGGATTACGGAGAAGGACGAAAAGGTTTGCAGCGTGTGCAAGCCGAGGGACGAGCAGTTCTATCCGATAGAGATGTTGCCGGAATATCCGGCGCACTGGAGGTGCCGCTGTCGTCTGGATTGGGTTGGCATGGAAGAACGCAGGAAAGGGAATAAAAAGTCGCGGTGGCGGAATAAACGCGAAATGCGCTTTCCCATCGGCGCAGGTCGCGGCGCGGTGCTTCCCTTCCGCCGCGCAGTAGACGCACCCTTATTGGGGTCGTAATCAAAACGGCATGTGGGGTGGAAATCCCCACCCGCGACTTTGAAAATTGAATATAGATTGAATTTACGAGATGCGAGTTGGACTTACGAAGTGGTGTAGGTCTGGCTCGCATTTTTGTTTTGATTTTAGACGGCGATGGCCGTTTGAGATGGTCAGGAGATTGACCTTAATCGCGCAAGCCGCCCAGAGAAGGGCGGGGTAAAAATCCAACGCAATAACGAGGAGGAGAGGGAATTGAATATCGACTGGAACACGATCGAGGGATACCGGGAGGACATGAGCGCCGACGAGAAGCTGGAACTGCTGAACAACTACGACCCGCCCGCACCGGCACAGGCCGAGCCTGAACCCGCGCCTGCGGAGCCGAAGAACGCTGATCCTGCCCCCGCGCCTGCGGCAAAGAGTGCCGCGAAGCCGACCAATCCGCTGATGACGGAGGTGGCATGGAAGCGCGAGAGGGACAAGCTGACCAGCGAGAACGGCAACCTGCGCAAGGAGCTTCGCAAGTACATGACGGAGCAGCAGGCGAAGGAGGCCGAACGCCAGGCGGAGTTGGACGCGAGGGAAGCGGAACTGGAGATGCTGCGGCGCGACAAGACGCTTGCCGACCTGACGGCCAATTTCCTGGGACGCAGCTACGACGAGGTGAGCGCGAGACAGGCCGCCGAAGCCCTGGCGGACGGCGACACCAACGCCCTGTTCGACATCATGGCCCGGCGGGACATGGCCTATGAAAAGGCCCTTCGAGCGAAGATTCTGGCCGAAACCCCGAAGCCTCCGGCCAGCGACCCCAACAGCGAGGAAGCCAAGCGCAAGGACAAGGAAAACCTGCGCAGACTGTTCGGGCTTCCTTCCAACAGCAAATAACAGAGGGAGGTAAAAGTTATGCCTGATTACGCGAACACCATTGCCCTTGCCCAGCGGTATCTGCCGCTGCTCGACGAGGTATACAAGTACAGTTCCCGCTCCGCCATCCTGGACAACCAGAATGTGCAGTTTGTCGGCGGCAACGCCGTGAAGGTCTACAAGACCAGCATGGACGGCCTGGCCGACTACAGCCGCAACGGTGGCTACGTCAACGGCGCGGTGAACGGCAGTTGGGAGACCATGACCCTGAGCCAGGACCGCGGCAGGAGCTTCCAGATCGATCGTATGGATAGAGTCGCTGCTTAACAGCGAATGTTGTCCCCTTGCGGAGTAATCCGTAAGTGAAAATCGGGCAAGAAAACTGGAAGGCTAAGTTCGATGAAATGTACCTGTTTCATTTGCGGCAAAGAGTTTGACCGTAAACCCGCACTCATCAAACGCGCCGAACACCCTGTGTGTTCGAGGGAGTGTCAAACCATTCTGAAGCACAAAGGTTTTGTGGAAACCAAGTGCTGCGTGTGCGGGAAGCCGCTGCTGAGGAGACAGTCGAGGTTGGATATAAGACCAAATCCGACATGCTCCAAAGCGTGCGCGAACGAGGTCAAGCGCAGGGTAAACATCGACCCTGACATCACCGATGAAGAACGTCAGCAAACGCGCAAGGTACCTGAACGCAGAGGATTTCTGAAAGCAGTTATGGACCGCGACGATTACAAGTGTGTGATCTGCGGTGTGCATGAAAATCGAATGATCGTGCATCACCTGAACGGCTACAACTGGGATAAAGAGAATCGCTGCAATCCTGATAACGGTGTTACACTCTGCAACCAATGCCACGAGGGTTTCCATAAACGCTATGGCAAGGGGTGGAACACCAAAGATCAGTTCATCGAATACGCTAATCAGAGTGGAAGGCCGGGGATAATACCCCAGTCACACGCAACGCATAGGAGCTGAACCCGCACAGTTGCGGAATATAACGCTCCCACGAGTGCCCGACACCCTACCACCGAGGGTGAAGAGATATGCTGAACCGGGGATGAAACGACATCCCGTCATGCGAGGAAACTCCCGGAAGCAGAGGATAAAAAGCCCCTGCGATAACACATTGAACGAGGAGACTCTGGACCTGGCCTTCGGCACCCTGGCGGGCGAGTTCGTCAGGACTCGTGTGACGCCTGAGATCGACGCCTACACCTTCGCTGCGCTGGCCGGTGCCTCCGGCATCCAGAGCGCGAACGCGGACATCACCGTGGGCACCACCGACGTGCCCGACCTGATCGACACCGCCACCAAGGCGATGAACGAGGAAGAGGTACCCGAAGAGGGCCGCATCCTGTTTGTTTCCGAGACGGCTTACGAGGGCCTGAAGGTGAAGATCGCCCGCTTCACCGAGAACGGCGAGCGCAACATCTACAACGGCGTGGAAGCCTACAACGGCATGCGCGTGATCCGCGTGCCGCAGACCCGCTTCTACACCGCCATCACCCAGTACGACGGCACGACTGCCGGTCAGACCGCGGGCGGCTACATCGGCACCCCGGGCACCGGCTACAACATCAACTTCCTGATGGTGCATCCCAGCGCCGTGCTGAAGGTGATGAAGCATGTGCTGCCGCGCATCTTCACCCCGGACATCAACCAGAGCGCCGATGCCTGGAAGTTCGACTATCGCGCCTACTGGGACGCCTTCGTTTACGAGAACAAGGCGAAGGGCGTGTACCTGCACCGCGCTGCGACGGCCCTGTCCTGATGAGGTGAGCGCATGGCTGTGATGCAGACGCCTCACGGCCGCGTGATTGGGCTGATTCTCAACAAGGAGGATCAGCCCATGAAAGAGGCTGTTGAGAAGGAGCCGGAGGTCGAGGCCAAGGTCGAGGCCAAACCGGCGGCGGTGAAAAAGGCGGGGAGACCCGCGAAGAAGTGACGATTGGAGGTGGGCCGTATGACATCCGAAGCGAAGCTGGCGATGGTCAAGGCGATTCTGCGCATTGACGACACAGACACTTCCGAGGACGCGCTGATTACGACCTACCTGGACATGGCCCAGCAGGAGATGCTGTCCTGGCGGTATTCCCACGCGAACCCGGACAACGTGCCGGAGGCCGTTCCAACGGAGTACGAGATCACGCAGGTGCAGGCGGTCATCAACGGCTACACACAAGCTGGCGTCGAGGGCCAGGTGCTTTCCATTGAGAACGGCATCCACAGGCACTTCAACTACAGCGACATGGTGGAGTACGTGCGGGCGCATGTGATTCCCATTGCGGGGGTTATGCGAGGAACGACCTCTTCCGTCTGCCCTTGCGGGCAGCCACCTTCCCCTGGCGCAAGCGCGGAAGCAGGGGAAGACAATGGGGACGGTGACGGGACATGAGGGGCGCGAACCGCAACAAGCAGGTTTTCTGGTATGCGCTGTTTGACCAGACATCCGAGGGTACGGACGAATACGGCAACATCATACAGCAGTATGCCACCTACGGCGACCCCGTGAAAACCAGCGGAAACATCTCCCCGGCCAAGGGCGAGGTGGTTTCAAGGCAGTTTGGCGACGACGACCTGTATGACCGGGTGATCGGGCCGCTGCCGATTGACACGCCGATTGACGAGTACGCAGTGCTTTGGATTGACGTGACGCCGGAGCTGGACGGGGAGGGGCATCTGGCCCTGAACGAGGACGGTCAGCCTGTGACGCCGCACAATTACATCGTGCGGAAGAAGGCCCCGAGCCTGCCGGTGTTCGGCGGCGTGATGCTGGCGGTGGACAAGGTGACGGTGACGTGACGGGGATAGGGAACCGTCCGCTGCGGCGGGGACCTCATCCGGCGCTACGCGCCACCTTCCCCAAAGGGGAAGGCTGAGGGGTGACGTGATATGAACGGCAGCATCGACGACATCATCAAGGGGCTGGAGAACTATAAGCGGAGCCTGAAGGTCAAGGCGGACGCGCTGGTGAGGATGCTGGCGGAGGCAGGCGCTACAAACGTATCGCTTGTTTACGCGAGAACGCCGTATACCGGCCATAAGAACGCGGACGTTACCGTAGAGGAACGCGGCCCAGGCAAATATGCCATCGTCGCCAGCGGACAGACCGTGCTGTTCCTGGAATTTGGCGCTGGCGTAACGTATGGCAACGGACATCCGAATCCGATGGAATACGGGCCTGGCACCTATCCGGGACAAACCCACGCAATGGACCCCGGCGGCTGGTATTTGCCGAAGAACGTATTTGGAGTAAGCGGCGTTCACACCTACGGCAACCCGCCCAGCGCGGCGATGTACCAAACAGGTAAAGGGCTGCGCGAGATGGTTGAGCAGGCGGCGAAGGCAGTATTTTGGGGGTGATTGCCATTATTGACCTGGAGAGTCCGCTTTTTACGGAGATTGCTGGGGCGCTGAGAAGCGAGTACAAGGGCATCACCGTATACGGCGAATACGTGCCCGCGCCCGCCGGGTTTCCATCGGTTTCCATCGTGGAGATGGACAACGCCACGTTCCTGCCAACGTGGAGCAACCGGCAGACGGAGCAGTTTGCCGAGGTTATGTACGAGGTGAACGTGTACAGCAACCTTTCAAAGGGCAAAAAGAACCAGGCGAAGGCCATCATGGGCACCATCGACACGATGCTTCAGCAGTACGGGTTTGAGCGGATCACCGTGACGCCCGTACAGAACATGAACGACGCCACGATCTACCGCATGGTTGGGAGATACCGGGCGGTGGTCAGCGACGATTTGACAGTATACAGGAGGTAGATAGATATGTCTCAGGCGATCAATACCTTTCAGGCGACTCTGATGCAGGGCACCGGTACCGGTACGCTGACGTGGTCCCAACTGATCGAGATAAAAGATTTCCCGGACCTCATTGGGACCGTCGAGGCCCTGGAAAAGACCACAACTTCCGACGCCCAGCGCACCTACATCGAGGGCATCCTCGGCAACGATCAGAAGAGCTTCACCTGCAACTACAACCCCACCGATTACGCGAAGATCGCGGCACTGGAGGGCCAGGAGCTGAATCTGGCGGTGTGGTTTGGCTACACCAAGAGCGGCACCACCTACACCCCCGACGGCAGCATGGGCAAGTTCGAGGGCAAGGGCTATGTCCGCGCCAGCATCCCCGGCAAGGGCATCAACGAGGTCGTGGACATGACGGTGACGCTGACCATGACCGAGGGCTTTGTGCTGGTGGAGTAGTAAGGGGGACGGGGGACCTCATCCAGCGGGGGATAGTGCCCCACGGGACAAGGACCTCATCCGTCACGCGGACGGCGGCAATGCCGCCTGCGTGACACATTCCCCAAAGGGGAAGGCTTTTGGGGAGAACGTGACAGTCTACAGGCGTTTGGGGCGAGGGACGGATTGCCCTTGCCCCTGTCTGTAGAAGCGACGACACATCGACGGAGTGATAAGAGCAATGGCGAGAAAAAAGAAGGGAGAACAGAATATCATGAGTGACATCCAGAAGGCCAATATGATTGAGTTCGAATACAACGGGAAGGCTTACTGCCTGGAATACACGCCGGAGACCATCAAGAGGATGGAGGCCAACGGCTTCAACATCAACGAGATCGGCGAGAAGCCCGCGACCCGGCTGGAGCAGCTGTGGGCGGGCGCGTTCCTGGCACATCACCGCAAGGCGGTGGGCGACGGCATTCCCGAGAAACTGTTCAAGCAGATGAAGCGGCGCGAGGAGCTGCTGAAGAAGCTGACCGAAATGTACAACAACGCCCTGGAGTACCTGTTGCCCGATGAGGACGACGAGGGAAACGTGGACTGGACGGCGACCCTGTAAGGAAGGGTTCGACGGATAACGCACAGGATGTGAGTGACGGAGGAGAGACATCTGTCGCTCCCATAAGTTTAGCGGAGATGTTTACACAGATCTGTCCGGCTTACATGGCAATGGGCATGAGCTACAGCGAGTTCTGGCACAGCAACACGAAGGTTCACAAGGCATACCGGCTGGCGTGGGAACAAAAGAAGGCCTACCGGAACTGGGAGATGTGGTGGCAGGGCGGATACATCTACGAGGCGCTGCTGAAGGTGGCTCCGGTGATGCGGGCGGCCTTTGGCAAGGGTAAGGTGGAGCCCGGGAAGTATTCTGAAGAGCCTTATCCGCTGTCCAGCAGGGAGGCGGAGGAGCGCCAGGAAGCGCAGCAGCGGCAGAAGATGGAACGGATGCTGGAAGTGTTCAAGCGGGAGAGCGCGGAGAACCTTCGCAAGAGAGAACAGGAAAAGACGATGGATGGGGACGGGGAAACGATGTCTTCTGGCGGGGGATAGTGCCCCACGGAACCAGGACCTCATCCGTCAGCCCTGCGGGATGCCACAAAGGGCCTACCGGCCCCGCCTCGCTGAAATCTGTCCACTGGACAGATTTCCGGGCGCTCGTCGTCCCCAAAGGGGAAGGCTTTTGGGGACGGGATGGCTTTCGGAAGAATTGGGAACTAAGGGGGATTGAGAATCATGGCGGATACTATTGATTCGATTTCCATTGAGTTGACTGCCAGTACGCAATCGGCGGAAAATTCGATACAGCGCGTCATAGACGCGCTGCGTATGCTGCAAGCGGCAGCTATAGATGCTTCCGCGGAATCACGGATTGGCAAGTCGATTCGCTCCATTGCAAAAGCGGCGAAGGAAGTGGATACCGACGCCGGACAGAGGCTCGCGCGGCTTGCCGGCGGGCTTAAAGCGCTTTCCAAGGTTGGGGACCTTTCCAACCTTGCCGACGCAGGGAAGAATCTTTCCGGCGTGGTTCGCGCGGTCAACAGCATCGGCCAGAGCGGCGGCAAGGGACTGAGCGGGCTTGCGAACGGCATCAAGCAGACCAGCGACGCGCTGGGCGGCATAAAGGACGCCGACGTGAGCAAACTGGGTGCGGTGCGGGACGCGCTGAGCGGAGAGATGAGCGGGTCGCTGCATTCCAGCAGCAGAGTAAGCGAGAGCGCGTCGCTTGGTGGCATGGGAACGCCGGAGCCGAGCTTTGGCAACATGGCAGCCTACGGCGCGATGACCGTGTTCAAGTATACGGCGGACAGCATTCGTGACGCGACTATGGCATACCGCGAATTTGGCGCGGCGCTGGCCGGTGGCGGTTCAACTGTTGATACGCAGTTTACGGATTCTATGATGACCGTGTTTAAATACACGGCGGACAGCATTCGGGACGCTACGGCAGCATATCTGGAGTTCCAAGCGGCTATTGGCAGCGGCGTGCCTCCGATATTCACGAATTTTGCAGACGATGCGGCGCGATCCGGTGGATCGGTGCGTATGCTTACCGGGAACGTTGGCAGCAATAATGAAGGTCCCTGGGTTGCAGACGAAATCCGGGATGCGGCGCGGGCCTATGATGACTTTGGTAATTCGGCCTCCAAGGCGGCAGATGTGATTGAAACGGAGTTTGTTAATCCGTTTGCGAATTTCAAAATGAAGCCACTTGAAGACGAATTGCCAAGGGTGACACTCAATCCAATAGATGGCAGCGTTGCAGACAGCGTAAACAACGCTGCGGGCGCGTTTGGTAATCTGTCAAGTGTACTTGGTGGACTGTCTGGCGTGCTTGGACCCATAGCGAGCGGGCTGATTGCCATTCCCAAATACTTCGGCGGGCAGTTGATTAAGAACATCCAGAGCGCCACGAAGGGCTTGACAGGGTTCTTCCATTCCATCGTGCGGATAGCGAAATATCGGCTGATACGCACGGCGTTGAAGTTGATTACCCAAGGTATTAACGAGGGGATTAAAAACCTGTACAGTTGGAGCCGGACAGCAGATACGACGTTTTACAACAGCATGAATCAGATTGCGACTGCTACCAAATATATGGGTAACAGTTTTGCTGCTATGGCCGCACCGTTGGTGAACGCATTGGCCCCTGCGATTGACTTTATTATAGATAAATTCGTAGATCTGTTCAACTTCATCAATCAGGTAATTGCGAGGCTGTCCGGTCAGACCAGTTACACTGCGGCCAAGAAGGTGGCGGCGCAGTGGGACGACGCCAGCAAGAAATCCGCAAAGAGCGCAAAGGATGCCTCAGACGAGATCAAGCGGACGATCCTTGGGTTTGACGAGATCAACAAGCTCAACGGCAAGACCAACAGTGGCAGCAGCGGCGGAACCGGAAGCGGAAGCAGTACAGACGCGAGCGGCATGTTTGAAAAGCGCACCATCGACGGTGGTGTGAGCAGCTTTGCGGACCAGTTGAAGGCCGCGTTTGACGCCAGCAACTGGCAGGAGCTGGGCACGTTGTTGGGCGGCAAGGTCAATGATCTTGTGAATGGCATCGACTTCGCCGGTGCGGGTGAAAAGGTCGGACAGGCGATCAACGCCTGGTTCAGCACCAAATATTGGACGCTGGACACCATCAACTTTACGAATATCGGCAGTAAGATCGCAGAATTTTTGAACAACGCGATTAAAGAAATTGATTTTAGCATAATTGGCGCATTGCTTGTGCAAAAGTTGACCATTATCGGTGATTTGGTCATCGGGTTCTTTGAGACTTTTGATATGGGACAGGCATCGGAGAAGTTCAGCAATTTTGTCAGCGGCATATTTACGGAACTGTCGAAATGGCTTGAAAAGACTGATTGGATGAAACTCGGTGAGAGCATTGTCAACAATATCGTGGATGCCATAACTGGTTTTGATTATGCAGATTTGGTTAGCAGTATCGCCGAATTTCTTGGCGGCCTGTTAGGGGCTGCTATAAATCTGATCAGCGGACTGAGCAAGGCCATCGGTGAAAAGATTGCCGGAGCATTTGAAGGTATAGGAAAGTTCTTTCAAAAGCAGATTGAAGCCTGCGGCGGTGATATTGTCGGCGGTATTTTGAGGGGCATTATCCTCGGCTTGGTTAATATCGGGGTATGGATTGTCGATAACATATTCAAACCATTTATAAAAGGATTCAAAAAAGCTTTTGGAATTGCGTCTCCTGCTAAAGAGATGTACGGCCCTGGCGAAGATATTATGAATGGTGTGCTGCAAGGCATTTTGAATGTCATCGGCACGATCGAGCAGTGGATTATCGACAATGTTTTTAACGTTATTACCAAGGCCTTTACGCTTGCGGAGACGGTAGTACAATCGCTTGCGGCGATTGGCGAGACGATTATCAATACCGTGCTTGGCGGCATTCTGAACGTCATGGGCGGAATCGTCACTTGGGTTGCGACCAACATCATCAAGCCTTTGATGGACGCTTTTACCAAGGATGACGAGGAAGATCAAGGCGAGGATTTTTCGAGCAAACTGTGGGAAGCGATCAAAGGCAAGTGGAACAGCGATAACCGACAGTTGACAATAAAACTTGAAGCGAACAAAACCGCTAAGGATATATGGAGTACAATCAACACTGCATGGAACGCGGAGACGCGGGAATTGCCGGTAAGCGTAAATATAAGCACTACCGGCAATGCGTTATGGAATACGTTTAAGAGCGAATGGGACGCGGCGAAAGTCACGCTGTATAGCACTCCCAAATTGGACAACACAGGTACAGTGCTGTGGAACACGCTAAAGAGTGAATGGGAGAAGGCCCGTGTGACATTGTATGGTACTCCCAAATTGGACAACACAGGTACAGTGCTGTGGAACACGCTAAAGAGTGAATGGGAGAAGACCCGTGTGACATTGTACGGTACTCCCAAATTGGACAACACAGG